GAGAAGCTCCTTGCCTTTAGGTTTCGGGTGACGACGCGATTCAGACGGCCTGAACGAAGAGCCTTCGATCTCGATCCGGCGTTTGCCTCAGTCTGCGGGTGATCCTGCGTAACGCTGCCAACCGGATCGTCAGCCTGTAATCCTGCTATTCTTTGACTCTGGCGCTATGGCGCTGAAGATCAGCTGAGCGAATGCGGGATGCACGTCGGCGTGCGTTGTTCTGGCGAGCATACCATATGACGGCCGTGATGCCCGCTGCCATGACGGCCATCAGGATGTAAGCGATGGTGGTGCGTTGATCCACGGGAAATACCTTGCTGTTTGAATGCAAACGTCCGCCCGACCAGATCGGCACCAATGAGGCCCTCGACTCCGCTTCATGATCGGTAGAGGATAGAAAAGATGGACGCCGACATACTCGCCAGCCTCACCGACGAAGAGCTTGAAGCCGCCTATCTCCGCACGACCATGCAGCCCGGCGATCCCGAGGCCGACGCGATCGTTGCCGAGGCGGAGCGCCGCAGCATGATGCTGCATTGAGGATCTCGACCGCCGCTTCCTGATCGGGTTCTTAGGGATGCTGGTGGCATTGGCTGTCGCGGTGTGGGTTATGGGCGAGCGCTCCCAAGGGCCTACGTAGTTCTCCTCAGGTGCGCCAAGCTGGCAGGTCTGTGATCTCAGATGCAGCTCCCTCCCCCTGGGGGCGAGCGCGAAGAGACTGCCCGGCGAGCTTCTAGCTGAATGCCGCCGGGCATTTTTTTTACCAACCGCCGCGCTTCCTACATGCCACGCTCCGCATACGTTACCCTCTCACAGGGAGCACGACATGGAAGAAAGCTGGGACGACGGCATCTGCCGCTGGCGCTTCACCTGTTGCTGCCGCCCTCGTTCTCCCAGCCGTCCAGTGCGGAGCTTGAGCGCTGCCGAGGGTCGCGCGGATCTGCTCGGACACCGGGGAATGCCCCCTCTTCAAGCGCTCGGCCATACGCCAGCGCCAGGGCTCCATGGGCGTGCCTCGCTGACGCGGACTTCGCGTGCAGAGCATTGAATTTCGACAGCTCTTCTCGTCCCAGAATGTACCTTTCCTCGCCCGCCCAATCCGCGCGGCTCTCATCCCCGACACTAATGTATGGGCTGGAGGAATTGGGGGGCTCATCAGCGGGACGTGCGAGGATCTGACGGGAAAAAAGGAGCGCGATCCCCTTGCTGAACAACCTCACGGCCGCCGTTCGGGCAGTCTCTTTGGAGACCGACACCGCGATCTTTGCCTGATCCTCATAGTCATGTTGAAGGTCGCGATGAGCCATCAGCTGAGCGGGATCGTTCGACGTCGAGCTCGCCAGAGCGCTCGCCTCGGCATCGCGCTGAAACGAAGAGATGATGGTAGGCATGATCGGTCTCTCTCGGGTCGAGAGAAGTGCTGGCTATCCGGTGGGCCCGGACAAGACGAATAGCGTGCATGGGAGATGGGGTCCCGCTTGTCGAATACCAGTCTGCCAGCGTCGATTGGACTGCTGCGGCTACTATCTTCATGACCTAGCGGGTCACGCCGCGGCGAGCACGAACGGGGGACGGCTCGAGGCGCGCGACTGCCGGCTAGACGTAGATCTGCGTTTGAGCCTCAGGTGTTCTTCGCGGGTCACGATGTGGGCAAAATGCGCCCCATCAAAATAGACGAGTTCAGGATACATTGATTACGCTTCAACACTAAGCGCGTGCACAATGCGGGGCAGGCTGGTGGGTTCCCTCACACCTACCGACGCACCGCCTCACCTCATCCTGAACCAGGGCAGCCGGGCACGATATCGGCTCGTTGCGCCAAAGACTCGGCGTGACCCAAACGAGCTCGCAAAAACTACTGCTTTCCTACGCGAGCGGCCCAATCGCGCAACCACCGAACGGCCGATCGGCAGTCCGCCCCCGCGCCAGCCAGCGACACGATATAATCGGCAGTACTCCGATCGCTGATCACTGGCGGCACTGCCGGTTCTGGCGCGCACGTCAGCCGCTCAGCGGGCGGCACCATCACGACGACCCGCGGCTTGTTGCTGGCGCATGCGCTCAAGCACGCTGGCAGTAGCAGGGCCGACACCAGAGCCATTGTCCGCTTCGCGAGCCGCATCGATCAGTTCCTCTTGGCTGTTCCGGAACGCGTGATCGTGCTCCAGCTGATTGGCAGTGGCCGCGCGCTCGGCGATCATGCCGCGGTTGAATCCGACGGCAGCGGCCTCGGACCGATCGAGATCGACGGCTTGCGCGGCCTGCTGCTTAGGTGAGGGGGCGGCGCAGCGGCTCACCGCAAGGCCGGCCAGAAGCAGCAGAACGACAGCGGCGGTAAGGATCGCCCAGCGTGGCAGCGGCCTCACCGCTCGTTCCTCGACAGAGGAATGCCGGCGGTCGCCGTCATAGCTTTGGGTCCGCCAAGCACGGGCCGACCCGCTGGCCAGCGCCGGGCAATGCAGCGGGCCTTCTCGATCCGCATGATCGAGACGCGATCGCCCTGGTTGCCGCCCAGCACGTGATAAGCGGCTTGATCCTCGCCGACGTAGAAGCCGACGTGCCCGCCGCCGGGCCGCTCGAACACCAGCACAGCGCCCGGCGCGACCCGTTCAGGCCGAATGTTCTGGCCCCACGTAGCCCATGCCTTTGCGCGCACCGCGATCGGGGCAGCCTCGATCCCGTCTTCTGCCAGGCAGGCGGCGACGAACACACCGCACCAGGGCACGCTATCGGCGTTGTACGCGACGCCCAGCACCTTCGTGCCGAGCCGCTTCGCCCATCCCATGATCGTCGGATTGTTGGCGTTGCCCGGCGCTTCGCGCGTGCCGAGCTTAGCCCGCGCGGCAAGCAGCCACGCCGGTTCGGATGCCATGATCGTTCTTTCCTTGTGTTGGGTGTCAGGATGGCGGAGGGCGTGGGTGTGCGGCCGCGGGCTTCGTCCCGTCGGCCGCCGCGGCGCCTTGCCCACCTGTGTCACTACGGCGGGGTAAGGCGCCGTCCTCAGCCGGAGTGTTTCTCGGGATCGGGGATGCGGTGGAGCTGATCCATCGCCCGGGCGATGCCGGCTTCGTGATCGTCGTCACCCACGCCGCCAGGCAACAGCGCGTCGATCAGCTTCCGGCCGCGCACCTCCGCGATCTTGATGATCGAGGCGCCCAGTGCGGCGACGGTGATGCCCAGCACCAGCGCCGTCAGCAGCGAGGGTCGCGTCGCAACGACGAGGAAGAACGTCACGCCGCCCGATAGAACGTCGATCGGCACGCGAACCCGCCAGCGGGACACCTTGTCGGACTGGCCGACGATGACCCGCGTCACGATGCAGCCGAACATTGCGGCGATGGCGGTGGCGATCTCAAAGGGCATTCCGAAGAAGCTCGCCGTTGCCGGCTGAGCTGCGGTTGCTGCGCCCACGGCGAGCAAACCAGTTGCGGCCGCACCGGCCCCGCGCTCGATGATCATCGCGTGCTAACCACTCCAACGGCAGCGACGAAGCAAAGCGCCACGACGATCGCGGGGCGCTTGAGCTGCTCCAGGCTGGCCCACATGTTGATCGGAAAGGGCTGCTTGCGCAGCTGGTCGATGATGCCGCGCTCGGCGAGCACGAACAGGCCGAACCCAAGCCAGGCGAGCCCCGCTGCGAACGGATCGAGCAGGCGCTTCGCCAGCGTCGCCGCTGCCGTCGCAGAAGGATCGGCAGGGTTCCAGCCCCACAGTGCGGCAGCCTCACCGCCGAAGCGCAGAACGCCAGCAAACGCGAAGGCCAGCACGGTCAGACGCAATATGGTCACCGGCTCGCGAAGCTTATCCCGATACCGGTTGCGCCTCATGTCCCGGACGATCTTGCCCGCGAGCATGACGGTAAGGCAGAAGCCAGCCGTCATCGCAAAGAGGTTCAGCGCGACGAGCCAGCCTTGCCCGTCAAAGCTGGGCGGAGCCCTCGTAGCGGTCACCATGTTGGCGAACGCCCGTTCGGCGATTGTTGGATCGCTCATCGGCATCTCCGAAGAAGGGGTGTCGATCAGCCGTGCTGCACGTCGATCCAGGCGCGGCCGTCGCGGATCGCCCAGACCTTGCCGATCCGGCGCATGTATTGCGGCAGCGTGATCGCGTCTGGTTTCACCGCGATCGCCTTGATCCCGGCGCCGTTCGCCGCGGCGATGATGTAGTCACCGGCGTCGAACTCGCCGGTGACGTTGCAGGGCACCTGGCCGCAGAACGCGATGCGATCAACGCACTGACGCGCGGTCTCGAGTTCATCCTGCCATGCGGCGAGATCCGCCGCATACGCATCCACGGCCTGCTGCCAGGCGGCATGCTCTGACTGATAGGATGCGAGGAGCGCAGGATAAGCCGCTTGCGCTGCAACCCACGCAGCAACCGATGCCTCGTCCGCCTCGCCGGTCGGCGCGGCCGGGAAGGCCGGCGCTTGCGGCTCGGCGCCGGGTTGCTCGGGCTTCGGCCGCAGGTGCGCGGCCCAAGTGTCGCCGCCGACCAGCGACGGATCCGTGCTCTTGATCACGAAGCTGACCGCGTCCGCCCAGGTCTTCGTCAGTCGGCCGACGCGATCAACGCCGCAAACGTCGCCCTTGGCGATAATACCGCAGCCTGCAGCCTTCGGCATGTATTCGGCATAATCGGCGCCAACCGCATTGATCGTGCCGCCGGCATTCATGGTGCGGCCGGTGGACGTGTTGACCCCGGCGAACAGGCCAGCGCCCATCGACGAGTAATTCGCCTGGTTAACTGACTGGACCGCCAGGGCTGCGACGCCCTGTGCTTCGTCCCGAATTTGCAGGATCGGATTGCCGAGGCCCACCGACTTGCTGATCCGGTGACACGTGCCACTGAGTACGCCAACCAGCAGGTTGCCCATGCCGTCGATCCGCATCCTCTCCCCCGTAGAGGTGTAGAAGCGGATCGGGTTCGTGAAGTAGGCGTAGATTGTCGGTCCATTGTCCGGCGCACCTTCACCTTGGACCAAGCCCTGCCCGCCGAAGATGAAGGCGTTCTGACCGTTCTCGCTTCCCACCAGGCCGATTGGGGGCCGAGCACCTGAACCGCCGGAGACGATATAGCTGGAGTAAAAGGTGGTTTGAGCATCTGACGATAGCTCGAGCCGCACCTGGCCACCGGTGACCAAAGCGAGGCGATTTGCGGAAGTGCGAACCAGCCCGGTGTCCTGATCCGCCGCAAAGCGCAGGCCCGGAGCAGCAGGCGAACCATCAGCAATGAGGCCCTGCCCAATCCCGTCGCGGACCGCGCCGAACGTATTGAGCAGCTGCGCCGCTCCGATCGCCAGGTCGCGCATCTGGCTTTGCGTCGGCAGCATGCTGAAGCCTTGGCCACCGGCCGTGGCGCCCTGATAGGCCGTGGCAAGTTGGAGTTGCGTGGCCGAGATGACCTGCGCGACCTCATAGACGCCGCGATCCGGCGCGACGAAACCCTCGCCGATGCTGACATTGCCGACGAAGTCGGTGCCAGCGCCGGTGACGATCGCGGAGCCATTCGTGACCGTGACGGTCCCGGTGCGATACCAAGGCATAAGCGAGATCCTTATTGTTCGACGGAGACGAGCGAGAGGCTCTGGATCGGCTCACCGGCCGGCCCGTCGTTGGGGGACGTGAAGTTGAAGGTGGCAAGCGTCCGCGACACGAGCGTCAGGCGGTAGGAGAAGTCCTGCGCACCCTCCGAATTGTCCGTGATGGTGATCGCGCCCGACATCGTCTGTGTGCCGAGGCCAGGCGTGACACCTTCCGGTGCGGCGTAGCTGGTCTCTCCGGTGATCGTGCCGGTCTGCAGCTCGACCCAAGGTCCGTCGGCACCGCGGCGCCGCTCCAGCTTCAGCGTGGCGCTCGGCGTGCCGGTGATCGTGCCGCCTGGCGCGTTGACCCGCCGGCGCAGGCTGTAGCTGTAGCTGGCGACGATGCTCTTCGGCTTGCCGGTGGTGCCGAACGGGCCAAGCTCGAGCGAAGCGTTGGCGGTGGTCAGCGACGAGGTGACCGCGTTCTTCAGCACGCCGGCCGACAAGGAACCGCCGAAATAGGCGCTGTTGTCCATCCCCTCGTAGCTGGTGGCGTTGGCCTTCGTGCACTCGGAAATCGCCATGGTGGGGCCGAACCAGCTGACCAAGTCGCCGTACTTACCGAAGCCAATACCCTCCACCCGCATCACCGTGCCGGTGTTCATGATCACTCGGCCGGTGCCCATTCGAAGATCGGTGTTGATCAGGTTCAAGGAACCGGGGCCGCTGGTGGAGCCGATCAGCTCGATGCCGTTGAGGCTGCCGTCGCTGTCGATCGCGAGAGTGTACTTACCTTCGATCAGCCCCAGCCGGTTCACGACAGCGGTGAAAGCCTGCTGCAAGCCAACGCTGCCGACGCCATCGATAACCGCCTGGATCTGCTGAACTAGCCGGCCGATCGCCTCGTCGCGCGTGGCACTGGCCTCGTCGACCGCAGCAACAACCGCGCGCGTCGCTGGCAAGCCAGTCGCCGGGTCGTTCACCTGTGCCGACACCTGTTGGATGTCGCGCGCGTTGGCATCGTCGCGCGTGACGCTGGCCTGACGATCCTGCGCCACGGTGGCGTGGATCGCCACCAGTCCGGTCTCCGGATCCTCGATCGACCCTTCGATCAGGTCGAGGCGCCGGCCAAAGGCGGCATCGCGCTCCGCCGTCGCTTCTTCCAGCGCGTTGATGCGCGCCCTGGTGGCTGGCAGTCCGCTCGCCGCATCGTTGAACACCACTTCGAGCGCGTTAACCCGCTCCGCCGTTGCCGCGTTCGCATCAGCGGCTACCTTCGCCGTAGTGACGATCGCCGCATCGGCCGCGTTCATCCGTGCGAGCAGCGACTGGCGCGCGACCGCTGCCGCCCTCTCGTTTTCGACCAGCGTGGTCGTAAACTCGGTCTGGATTTGCACCGCCTGCCCGATGCGGGCGCGGCCGGCCTGGTCGCCGGCGACCAGCGCGCGCAGCAGCGCCTCGTCACTGCTGTCCGATGCGCTGATCTGCTGCCGGATCGTCATCTGCGCTGAGGCAATGCCACCAGCATTGTCTAGCGATACGCGATCAAGCCGCCCGATCGCCGCCGCCTGGTTGTCCAGCGCGCCGCCCTGAGCATCGACACGCTGGGTCAACAGGCTGTCGCGCGTGACGCTGGCCTGCGCCTCCGACAGCACCGATGCGCGGATCTGCCCGATCTGGACGGTTAGCGCGGTGCGCGCGATCGCCTCGGCGCTGAAGCCGTCGACCAGCTTGGTGGTCAGCTCCTGCCGCGCCTCGGCGATCTGCGACAGCTGGTACCGGCTCGCCACGTCGCCGGCGAGCATGCCGCGCAGCGCCGCCTCGGCCGCATCGTCCGCCGCGACGCGCGCCTGGCGCACGGTGACTGAATAGCCCGACACATCCGGCAGCGCGGACAGCATCTGTTCGGCTGAGCCGAGCCGGATGCCGAGCTGATCGACGATTGTCGTGCTCGCCTTGCTCGACATCTCGCCGGCGAGCGCGTCGAGCGTCTGCTCAACGTCCGACGTGCGGCCACCGATCGCGGTCACCTCGACCAGCGACGCCTTCAGCGCGACCGCGGCGTTCAGGCCGTCGATCTCGCTCTCGGCCGACGTCAGCCGGGCGATGATCGGCTCCAGCTCGGCAACCTGCGACGGATCGAGCACCGCCTGAGCGATCAGCTCCTGCACCTGGTTGACCGATGCCTTGGTCGACACGACACCCTTGACCGCATCGATGGCGATCTCGGCCGTCGAGGTGCGATCGCGCAGCTGGTCGATCGCGTAGATCCGGACCTGTCCGGTCGCAGGGTCCACGACGATGCCGGCATCACGCAGCACGTCGCGCGTACGAGCGCTTTCCATCAGCGCGCGCAGCACCGCCTCATCGATGCGACCGACGTCGCGCGTGATCTGCCGCTGCGCGGCGCCCTGGTCGGCGGTGACGTCGGCCAGCTGCGCCAGCGCGTCGTCATGCTCCAGCCGCACATCCTTCAGCGCGCTGATGTCCGACTTGATCGGCCCGAACTGCGCCTCGATCGGCTCGATGCGGTCGAGCTGGGCAATCACCTCCGTCGCCGGCATCCCGCCGACGGCTTCAGTATCCTTCGCGGTGTTCTCGCCGGTGACGTCAGCATTGTTCGCCGGCTTGGTACCGGTGGGATCGGCGATGTCTTCCCAATTCACGCCGGCGCCGAGCGGCTTCGGTTTGGTCGCCTTGCTCAGACCCTCGATCGACAGCGACAGCTTGCTGAGGCTGTCGCCCACCTCGATCGAGAAGTCCTTGAAGAAGCCGAACAGCGTCAGGCTGTCCATGCCGGTCTGTCCGATCCAAAGCGCCGGTCGCGCGCGAACGGCTGCAATCCGGTTGGCGACCACGTCGACCGCATCGGATCGGATCAGCGCGCGAGCCGCCATCTTCTTCGCCCAGGCGCGCTGAACGATCGTCACTTCGCCAAAATCGTCGACCTCCTTGCGGCTGAAGTCGGTGATCCCGGCAGAGGGCGCGGCCTCGGTGATGCCAAGGCCAACAATCTGGCCGACCAGGAGCGTGCCGACAGCGACATTGCCGGCGCCGGCGATCGTCACCGTGATCGTGCCGGCGAGGCCCGGCAGATCGAGGAAGGTGATCGCGCCGGCGCCGACCTGCTGCGTGCGGTCATAGCCTGGCGCCTGCACCCGCACCGTTGCACCGCGCACGTCGAGGAGCGCGAGACCGGTCGCAGCCCCGGCATCTAGCTGCACGACGATCACGCCGGCCGCGCTCGTCTCGGTACCGAGCGCGTCGTCGAACATCGCCCAGCGATTGGTCGGGCCGATGTCGAGCCAAGCCGGGCCGTTCGCGGCCGGATCGTTACCCTTGTTGTCGGCGATCAGGCTCTCGTGGCGGCGGTGCGCCCGCGCAACGATTGCGCCGGCGGGATAGGTCGTGTCGGCCGACCACGCCGGCGCCGGATCCTCGGGCACGCTGCTGCTGACCAGGACGGCATCGGTGATGCCGGTCGGCTGAAGGAGCTGGAAGGTCGATGCCTCTCCTTCCGGCGCCGGATCTCCGCCGGGATCCGCCACGACTTCAGTCTCGGCCAGGCCTTCCACCGTTAGCGTGCAATAGCTGATCGGCGGGACGGCGAGATCCAGCTCGAAATCCTTGTAATAGCCGTCGGCGCTCAGCCAGCTGAAGCGGTCGTCAGCCACCCAGCGCACCCGCGCTGCCCTCAGATCGGCAAGCCGGCGCTGCAGCGCGTCGACGTCGCCGAACGGCAACGCCATGCGCACCGACAACCGGCGCGAGAAGCCGCGCTCGACCACCGTCGTCACGCCGAAGTCGTCGGTGACCCGCTTGCTATAATCGACGATCCCGATGCGCGGCGTCGTCTCGGTGGTGCCCAGCTCAATGGGGCCGGTGTCGGTGACGATCTTCATGCCGCCTCCACCGAGATTGCGTCACCGCCGCTGCTGGCGGTCACATTGTCGAGATGCTTGGCGATGCGGCCGGTGTTGGCGGCGATCGCCGCGGTGCCGGCGGTCATGTCGGCGCGCAGCTGGGCGATCTCGCCACGCAAGGCGCTCTGCTCGGCCGCACGATCGTCGTTGGCTGCCGAGCTTGGCGCCATGGCGCGGCCGTCGACGGCGGAGGCAATCTGATCAGCCTTGCTCTCCGGCTTGTTGGTCGCGAGCGCGCCGACGACACCATAGGTCGCCTCGAGCGCCGCGGCGGTCTGCGCCTGGACACGCGCCAGCTCCTGCCGGCTGGTCGCAGCATCGGCTGCGGCGCTGAGCAGCGCCTGGCTGAGCTGCGGCAGGCTCTTGGCGGCATCCATGTCGCCGGCGCGTGCCTTGGCATTGGCGGCGTTGAACTGGCCCATCAGTGAGGCGAAGCTGTTGCCGCCGCCGGCATCGGCCAGGCCGCGGATCCGCCGCACCTCGTCCATGATGCTGTCGCCGACCGACGACCACGCCTTGCGCAGCTCGTCGGCCGCCCGGGCGGCTTCCTGCGCGTCCTGCAGATCATAGATCTGCTGCTGCAGCGCGCGGTTGCTGGCATCGAGCTTCGCGAGCTCGAGTGCGCGGAGCGCTGCGGTGTCGCCGCGCAGCTCGAGCAGCCGCCGCTCGAGATCCGCGCGCTCGGCCGCCACGTCGGCCGCGGATTTGGCGCCGGCGAGCTTCTCCTGCAGCTCGGCAAACGCCGGCGCCAGCTGGATCAGGGTGGCATAGGCCGCCTGACCGGCGCTGGTGTTGAGATCCTGCGCCTCGACCAGCTCGCGATAGGCGGCAAGCGATGCCGGCATCGTCAGGCCGAGATCGCGGAAGACGCGGGCCAGCTGCTCGGTCCTGGCCGCGGTCTGCTCGGCCGGCGAATAGAAGGCTTCGAAATAGCTCCCGATCGCGCCGGTCAGATCGCCGATGCTGTCGAACTGGTCGGCCAGCGCGAGCTTGGCGTCGATCGACATGGCACGCGCGGCGCCGCCCATCTGGCCGAGCGCGTTGGTGACTGCCTCGGCCGTCGACGCCACGCGCACCAGCGTCTCGAAAGCGCCTTCGCCGACCTTCTGGAACCGCTCGATTCCCGGGAAGGCAGCGCTGGCCATGCTGTCGGCCGCCGCGCCGAATACTGCCTCTAGCTTCTCCTGGATCTCGGCGCCGGTCAGCCCCTTCAGGTCGATCTTGCCGATGTTGACGACGAAGCCCTTCAGGCGTGCCTCGATCGCGCCGGTCGATTGGCCGAGCGGCTCGGCCGCGCCGGCGATCGCGTCGGCAAAGGAGCGCAGCACCAGGGTGAATTGCTGCTCGAGCGCCGCGTCGGCCTGGCCGAACTGCGTCGAGTAGGACGTGCCGGTGGTGATCCCGAGAAACTTCTTCTTCTTTTCCACGTCGCTGTAGGTCGAAGCGTCGAAGCCGCCGGCGAGGATCTGGTCGAGCGACTGCGCGCGGCCATAGATGCCGCTGGCGATGACCGACGTCTTGCTGCCGAACAGCGACGACAGCACGCCACCGATCAACGGAATGGCGCCCAGCACCGAGCCGATCGCGTTGGGCTTGAACCCCTCGGCAACCTTGCTGTCGGCGTTGACGTTGCCGCCGCGCACCAAGACGGCCGCCAGGCCACCGATTTGGCCGTCGATCGAGCGTAGCGATCCAGCCATCTGGCGCGCGAAGGTGTTGGTCAGCGTGTCGACCTCGCGCAGCTGGTCGATCGAGCGCTTCAGGCTCTCCGACTGCGCCTTGCCGTCGCCCAGCACCGTGCCGGTGCCGGTATTGGCCGGCTCGAGATCCTTCTTGCTGCCGCCACCAAAGGCGCCGCCGATCGCGATTCCGATCGACGCCAGCACAGCCGCGGTCGCGGCGCCGGCTGCGATGTTGAGCGGGAACGGCAGCGACGAGATTGCCTTCGCGACTGCCTCGGCCCCATGCGCCGCGGCGCGAACGCCGCTCTTCGCGATCGAGCTGGCCGTCTCGATCGCGTCCTGCGCCATGGCGCGCACCGACAGGGCGAACTCGATCGCGCGGAACGCCTTCTCGGCAGCGGCCATGGCTTTGTAGCCGTCGCTCCCTTCCTTGAAGAAGCCCTTGGCGGCGGAACTCAGGTCGCCGAACAAGCCGACCTGAGCGGTTGCGGAGGCGATCGCGAACTTGGTGTTGGCGCGAGCCTGGGCAGCCTCGTCGTTGCCGGCCTTTTCCACTTCCGCACGATGCTGGGCATCGAGGCGGGCGCGGTTCGCCTGGAAGCCCGCATAGATGGAGGCGACATCGCCGATCGAGCGGCCGACCTCGCCGAACGCATCCGCCATCCCGCCAGCCGCATTCTGCACGTTGCGGGCGATCAGATCCCATTTGTCGGCAGTGAAGGTCAGCGAAGCGTTGAAGGAATCCTGCGCCTGCGCGAGTTGGAACTGCGTCTCGGCGATCTTGACCTGCTGCTTGACGTAATCGGCGCCCTTCTGCCCGGTCCAGCCATTCGCGGCCGCTTCCTGCGTGGCGCGCAACGTGGCGAGCGCGCGCACCCGTACCTCCTCGGTCGCGCCGACGAGGCGCAGCTCTTCCTGCAGCTCGGCGAGGCGATCGGCGCCCGACGACATGGCGCTGAGGCGCTGCTGTTCGCGCTGGACCTCGGCAAGCCGCTCGCGGGTGGCGCGCTGCGCATCAAGCGCTTCCGACGCGGCCTTGATGCCCTGCACATCCTTCACCGTGCGCGCGGCCTCGAGAGCGGCGAGCAGCGGCAAATCCTCCAGGCGATCGCGGACCAGGTCTGCTGCCAGCTGTGCCGGCACGTTGCCGGCCGCGACCTCGGCGTTGATCTTCTCGATCATCGCCACCTCCTCGCGCATTGCGGCGGTCGATTTGGCGGCGTCGGCGACCCGCTGCGCGACAACCAAGCGCACTTGGCGCGCGACGCGCTCCTCGATGTCGGCGCGCTTCTTGATCGCTTCGCTTTCGGCCTTCACGCGCGCCTCGGCGATCAGCGCCTCGGCACCGGACACGCCATAGGCATCGGCCAGCGCGTAGAGGTTGCGGATCTGCGCCTCGATCGCGCGGCCTTCGCGCTCGAGCTGCTCGCCGTGCCGGTCCTTTTTCGGGGTCCGGTCTTCCTTGAGCGCGTCGGCCTGCTTCTTCAGGTCGGCGAGCTTGTTGGAGGCGATCTGCTTGGTGACGTCCTCGCCGAAACGAACCATCGCGCCGTTCGCCTCGTCGAAGGCGCCGGTATAGGCATCGCCGACGTCGGCCAGGATCTCGCCGATCCCCTTACCGTCGAACACGCCCTTCACGATCGCGGCAATGCCGCGGAAGGTGCCCATGAAGCTGGCGTAAAGTGCCGCCAGCGTGACGCGGCCGGCCTTTGTCATCCAGTCGAGCGCGTCGCCGAAGAACTTGGTCATATCGCCCAGGTGGAAGCCGACCCGCGCAGCCATGACCTGGAACGTCGCCTTGATGACATCGCCGCTGCTGACCGACGTGTTCTTCAGCTTCTCGATCTCGTCCTTGGTAAGACCCAGGCCATCGATCATCGCCTTGGTGTCGACGCCCTTGGACACGGCACGATCGAACAGCAGGAAGCCGGCGGTACCGGCCGCCATCACGCCGATCAGCGGCGAGAAGCGCAGCAGGAAGCCGCCGATCTCGCCGGCCAGGCCCTTCACGCCGCCCTCGGCCTGCTGCGCCACCTGAATGATCTGGCCGATCTGGGTCGCGAAGATCTGGAACGGCGGGGATCCCGCCATTGCCATCGTGGCAACGTCGTTCAGCTGGAACGACAGCTGGGTGAGCGAGCCGGTGCCGCGCTTGGCGGCGGACTGCATGATGTCATGCGCCTGGCTGGCTTCGTGGAGGCGCTGCGTCAACACCATCTGCTGGCGGGCATATTCCGCCGGCCCCGTGGCACCAGCGTAATAGAGCCGGGTGCTTTCTGCGATCTCGGCGTTGATGCGTGCGGTCGCTGCATACAACGGATCGGTGCTCATGCGCAGCCGCTCGGCCGCGGCCGCGTCGGCTTCCATCGCCAGCTGCGATCCGCGCACCTGGTCAGCAAGCCGGGCATGCTCGTCAGCCAGCTGCTTGGCCGATGCCGCGGCGATCGCGGTCGCGCGTGCCTCGTCCTCGGCCGCCTTTGCAGCAAGCGCGCTGAAGGTCGCGCCGGCGTCGGTCGCGCGGCCACGATCCGATCCATCGATGCGGGCGATCGCCGCCTGGATCCGCTCGCGCTCGCGCAGCTCGGCAATCAGCTGCGCCTCGGCTGCGGCACGCTCGCGCGCGGCGCCGGCCTCGGCCGCCAGCTGGATGGCGAGCTTCGTTTCCGCCAGCGATTCGCGCGCGGCATCAAGCTGGCGCATGCTGGCCAGCAGCCGGTCGGCCGCTTCGGTGTTGCCCTGCGTTACGGCGGTCAGGGCGAGCTGCTCCGCACGAAGGGCGCGCTGCTCGTCGCGCGTCTTGCCGACCGAGGCGGCCTCGCGATCGAGCGTGCGGATCAGCTTCTCGATCTCGCTCTCGGTCTTGTTGACCTCGCGCGCGGTCGCCTGCAGCTCGCGCGTCGCGGCCGGGCCACCGGTGCTGAAGTTCAGCGGGCGGCCGAAGATCCGCTCGAGGCCGGCGCGCGACTGGCTGGCAGCGGCGACGACTGATTGAACCTCGCGCGCGGCGGTATCGGCGAACGCCTTGATCCCCGCGGTCGCGGCCGTCGTGTCGACCATGTTGCTGGTGGCGCGCTCGATGCGCTGCGCCTCCGCCAGCACCTTCACCTCGGTCGATTCCATGACCGAGGCCAGGCGGATCAGCTCGTCAGCCGAATTGCCGGTGTCGATCAGAAAATCGGCGTGGAGACCGGGAGCATCGTCGTCGAGCATCGGCGTTCCTCCCGGTCATCGGTGAGCGAACGCGGGATCGATCAGCCGAGCAGCCTTTGCAGCTCGGCCAGTTCGATCTCGCGTTCGCGGGCGGTGGGTTGCGTCCGCCAGGGCGGCGGACAAAGCTCGCTTTCGGCCCGGCGGGTCTCGGCGAGGTAGGCGGCGGAAAGGCGGCGCAGCAGCCGCATCTCCCATGGCTCGATCGTCAGGCCGACGCTCTCGCGCCACGCCTTGATCTCGCGCCAGCTGAGCGGCACCGCGCCCATCCCGGCCGCCTCGGTCAGACCGATCTCGATCAGGCGGTCGGTGATGTGCGGCGCGGCGTTGGGCGGCATCTGCGGATCGATCTTGCGCCGCTTCAGCTGCTCGATGCGGGTGGGCAGCGCGACCGGCGCGTCACCCTTTCCCCGTTTGCTCCGGGGATCCGGCTTCGGCGCGGTATGATACCACGCCAGCTGCCGGACCCAGAGGGTCAGGCCGCCTTCGAGGCGTCGCTGAAGTTTCCCCAGTCACCGAAGAACTTTGCGACCTGCTTGGTCACGAAGCCGAGCTTCGGATCGGCATAGACGGCGCGGTAGAGATCCTCGCCGGTCAGCTCACCCTCGCCATAGGTGAAGTTTTCGAACCGGGCGGTGAGCGTCGCGAGATCCGCGGCGGTCTCGGTGAGACGCTCTTCCGGCGACGCGGCGGTCATCTTGCCGTCGTTCTCCTGAAAGCGCTTCAGCGCACGCGCCGACTGGCGGCTCTCGACCACGCCGGCGATGTCGCTGCCGGGGCCGTGGAGGTGGATGCGGATCGGCAGCTTGCGGGCTTCATCGGCATAGGCCGGCTGACCGCTCGCGTCCTTGACGTGGATGACGGCGGTCGATGCGACAGCGAGGGCGGCGATGTTGAACAGCTTGGTCATGGATAATCCTTCGCGGGAGGATGGCGCACCGACCCGCCCCGCAAACCCGCGACGAGCGGGGCGAGCCAGTGCAGGAAGAACCGGCGTCGCGGGCGCCGGGAACGGGAGGGAAATCAGCCGGCCGGGTTGATCTTGATCGGCTTCGAGCAGATCTCGATTGCCGGGGCGGCCATCAGCATCGTGTCGGCGCCATCGACCGTTTCGGGCGAGCCGAAGACGCGGCCCATGAAGCAGCGCTTATGGCCCGTCGGATAGGTGACGACGATCGGATAGAGCTTCTGCGTCTCGTCGTCGGCCGCCGTTTCCATCAGCGCCTGGCCGGCGTCCTCGGCGTCGATCGCGTAGGTCGGCTGCAGGGCGCCATAGTCGACCGACCCCTTATACTTCTGCTTCGGCCCCTTGAGCGGCTGAAACTCGACCTTGGCGAAGCTGGCGCCGAGCGAGCCGATCTTGTCGACGCCGCCGACTTCGGTCAGCGTGAGCGCCGTAAAGCCTGCTTCGTCATAGGTAGCCGGTGCGGTCGCGCCGATGGCGATCGACGAACCTGCTGCGGTGGAACCACTCATCGGGTGTTCTCCTGTTGATGGGCCGGCAGCGCCGGCGAATTCGCCCGCCGGACGGCGGACGAGCGGGTTAGTCGCGGGGGCGCGGTGCGCGAGCTGCACCGCCAGCCGGCGCTGCGTCCTCCGACGCTGCCTCGACCAGGCCTGCCGCACGGTAGTTGTCGAACACACCGACCTCGAGCGGGACGGTCTTGCCCTTGGTGAAGCGGCTTTCGGAGCCGGCGTCGTTGAAGTCGCGCAGCACCTTTGCGCTGATGGTTTTGGTAGCTGACATGGCTTTTCTCCTCAGAAAGCGGGTTCGTCGAAACTGACCTTGAAGTCCTGCGCCTGTTCGAAGCTGTCGGCGGGTCCATCGACCTCCGGGCCCTTGCCCGCCGTAAGCACCGAGACGCGCTCGGCGCCGGCAATCCTGCCGGTGCGGTCAGCGCAGGCGAGGCGGATGAGCCGGATCGCAAACTTACGGTCGCGGTGGCTCTCGGCTCGGACCGTCACCGAGATGCGATCGGTACGTCGCACCATGCGGCCACGCTTGAGGGTTTGCCGATCGACGCTGCTGATCATGGTAATAACCAGCGCGGGCAGGGGGGCTGTGCCCAAACGACCAGCCTTGATCCGGTCGGAAGGCACGAAGCGGGTCAGCGGTTCATACCCACGCAGCAGCGCACCGATGATATCGCTGCCGGTAACAACATCGGCGCCGCTCATGCGTCATCCTCTTCAGCTGCGGGGCCTGCCAGAAGGCCGGCGCGAGTGGCGCGGGCGTTGATGTAAGTCTGCGCCGCGGCAAGCGCCTCGCGCTCCAGCGTATCCACGGCCGGCCGCAGGAACGGCACCTTGCGAGCACCGGGGTGGTAAACCGTCGCGCCGACGGGCTTGCCGTTGATGACCAGGCTGGTCTTCAGGCTTTCGTTGCCATCAGCGATCGACTTGTTGATCCGCCGGGCGGTCTTGCCGTTGCGGTATTGCGGGTCGACGCTGATGAAGTGCGGGTCGGTGCCATACTCAAGCCAGCGGCCGACATAGGCGCCGGGGCCGTTCAGCAACACGCGGCCACGCACCACCTCGCCCTTCAGCCTGACACGCACCTTCACGGAATCGGCAATCAGCACCTTCCCACCGCCAGGCCCATCGGCGCTACGGCCGCCTAGCCGCTCCTTCGCACCGTCAGCGATGACAGTTGCTCCACGCCGCGCAGCCCCGCGCAACACGCGCTCGCGGAACAGCTCTGGCAGCTGCTGCATGTAGCGTCGCGTCGCGGCGCCTCCACGTACGCGAGCCATCAGGCGTGGTTGCCAGCGGTCGAGTAATCCTCGACCATAAACTCGCTGCCATCGCGCCTGCCGATGTCCGCTGGACCAGCGACGATCTGCATCACCCGACCGTCGACGCCGTCGGTGATATCGACGAAGCGCATGTCACCGGTGAGGTGCGGACGATAATCCATGCGGACGCGAGCGGGGCGTGTGGCGATCGTGATACCATCAGCAAGCCGCTCGGCGCGGCTTGGCAGTACATCCTTGATGCCTGCCCAGACGTTATCCTCAACCAGTACCCACGTGCCGGAACCGGCGCCGTCGAAGCTCTCGTCCGCGATCGGCCGCTCAATCCTGATCAGGCGATCCAGTTCGCCGCGCGCCAGCCCGCTCACAAGGTGTAAACTCGGAAGGGATTGAGCAGCGCCTCGACGTTCGTCGACATCGGCACCTTGCTCATCGCGACTGCTGCGGTCGTTTCACGGTTCCGATAGAGATCGCCAACCATCAGGAGGATTGCCACTCGGATCGGCGCCGGCAGGGTCTCGTAGCCCGCGCGGTACGTGATGCGCCCTGCATCGGGCCGGAGCGATGCGCCCTCCCATGGCCAGGTGGAACCGGCTGGCGACACCGCGTCGCCATAAAGGTCGAAGTCGGCGGGATCAGCCGAGCGCTCAGCATCGCTGCGGTCGAGGTACCGAACGGTCAGCAGCTCCACCACGGGCGGATAGGGAAGCCGCAGCGACGGGCGGTCGAACAGGAGGCTGAACCGCGCCTCCAGCGTCTGCACGCCCACCGCGCGGCCCAGCCATCCTTCGGGGCCGTCGATTGTTTGCGTCGCCGCAGCCACCATCCCTTCGATCAGCGCGTCTTCCGCGGAATGGCTGACCTTCAGGTGTTGCTTTGCTTCCGCCAGGCTAACCACCGGAGCGGGCGCAGTCGCCACGACGACGCTGAACATGATTAGGAGCGCTGCTTAGCCGGCTTAGCCGCTGCAGGCTCGGCCGGACCATCTTCGCCCTTGAGGTTGTCGGTCAGATCCTTGACCTGCTGCTCCAGCTGATCGCGCTCGGCCCGAAGAGTGTTTAGATCACCGGTCGCGGCGATCAGTTCGTTGCGCGCAGCTTCCAGCTTGGCCGCGATGTTCTTGCCCGCCTCCGCGAGATCATCGTTCGCGGCGGTCAGCTGACCGACACGCTCATTCAAGCCGATGATCGTGTCGTTGGCGCGGGCAAGCTGGTCGCGAAGATCCACAACCACCGCGTCCGCGTGATCGGTGCCGGGAAGAAGCGGCGCGCCATCCGGAATGAAGTCGAGGCAACCGGCCTTGATGAGGCGTTCGGCCTGTGCCGTGTCCGGTTCGGGCAGGAACTCGTCGCCGGCTGCAAACTCTTTGCCAGTGCGCGCGTCGACGCACGGCGAGATCACGAGATATCGCATCGATCACCTATCGATTGGAGGGGCGTCCCGGCTGCTGCCGGGGCGCGTTGGTCAGGCGGGAACGGTCAGGCCGACGAACGGCGACACCTGCCAGCCGTTCTCCTCCCGGATCGGCGCGGTCAGCCAGGGCTTGCCGTCGACGTTCCAGAAGATCTTGATCACCGTCTTGTTCTGCCGGAACAGCACGTGTTCCGACGCCGCCACGAACGGGCCGGAGCCATCCTTGATCAGATACTGCGACCAGTCGACGAGGGTGATGTCGCCCTTGGTGCCGAGTACCGGCGCGCGGTTGTTCCAGCGAACCGGATAGCCCAGCAGCGTGCCGGCGAAGCCATCGCGCGCGTCCGGCTTCCAGATGTAGCGGCCTTCCGGATCCTGAAGCGTGGCGATCTGAACCAGAGCACCCTGCGGCATGGACCACACCGGTGCCGTGCCGCCACGCATCAGCAGGTGCGACACCATGTCGAGTAGATCCAGATAGGTGACCTGACCGGCAGTGCGGCGATTGACCAGGAACATCGCCGGCGAGTTGATGGCGCCGAGCGGCTTGCCTACACCATCGCCGCGGAGGAACGCATAATCCTCAGCCTGCGTCACTGCACCCCGCAGAAGATTTTCGAGGAAGGAACTGGCGGCCTGCCAGTTGCGCAGCATCTTGTCAGTGACGACGATCGTGCCGGCGACTTCCTTCGGCTCCAGCGTGATCGAGCGCAGGTTTACGTCAGTTTCCGGCTTGTCGCCGCCTTCCTCGATCCACTGGACCTGCACACCGCCGAAGATGTTGTTCGGACCGGCACCGGATTGATCGAGTGCGGGGATCGTGAGCGCCGCATCGGGCGGCGAGCCGGCCGGGATGACATTGGCGCGCGGACGCACCAGCGCATCCTGCTCCTGCACCCGCATGATCTCCTGACGGAATTGCGTGGGCACCAGGAACCCGCCGCCCGTCTGGTGATCATCCATGCGCAGCTCGGCGCCGATCTCGGTGCCATCCTCGCCCTGCGAGCCGACGCCTTCGACGAAGTTGAGGCGCTGGTCGTTCGGGTTGAACCGGACAGCTGCCATGAACTCGCCAAGGCTCTCGAACTCGCGGCGACCATGCGGGCCGGGCGGGGGAGTGATGCCCTGCCGACGCGAAACGGCCTGAGTGACCGCGGCACCAGCCGCCTCTGCCGTCTCGATGCCGACAAGGCGGCCGATGCGCGTCGTCAGAGATGCGAGCACCGCCTGGTGCTCGTCATAGGCGGCCGTTTCCTCGGCCGTGAAGTCGCGGTTCTCCGTCTCGGCCGCGTTGATCATGCCGCGCATGGTGGCGACAAGGGTGTTGCGCTGCGCCCGCAGGGCAGCAAGGCCGGTCAAGGGGGCGCTGTGCCCGTCACCGTCGCGCATATAGCGCCCGTGACGACGCTCGTTCGCCGACATGGGGCCGATGGCCGCGACCATGGACGCGGCCGCGAGAAGCATGGTCTTCCGCATTGAGGATCTCCCGGCCCGCAGGCCATGTTGTTGAGGTTGTCGGACACGCGCCCGGAACCGCTCGCTCCGACAGCGAACGGGGGCGATCCCTTTCCGAAGGGCAGGATTTCAGATGAGCGCGAGCGCTCGCTTTTCCCGTTCCGGCGCGAAGCGCCGCGGGGCGGGGCCACCAGCGCCAAAGCGCGCAAGCGTTTCCTTCATGGTGGCAATGCGATCCGCCATCTTCTCACGCACGGCCGCCTTGGCGCCGAGCATGCGGCCCTGGCCGAAGCCATCCCGCACTGCGGAGGTCGCCACATCGCGGCCGGCAGCGACGCGGTCGACGAACATGCCGTAATATTCGTCAATTCGTCCCTGCATGTAGGTACGGGTGTCGTCGGAGAGGGGGCCGAGCAGTCCCTCGCCCTTGAACTTGCCGGCCGCGATGATCTCGCGCGACACACCCGACTTGGCGAGCGCCTCAGTCACGTCGTCATATGCGGTGCGAACACCGATCGCTCCCGCGGCCGAGCTGGGCGACATAACGATCTCACTGGCCGAGCAGCCGATCCAATAGCCGGCGCTGGCAAGGTTTCCGGTCACCTGAACGATCACGGGCTTGCGCTCTTTCGCCGCAGCGACTGCAGCGGAGGCTTCGTCGACGCCCAGCACGTTACCGCCAGGCGTATCAGCATCGACAATGATGGCCTTCACGGCGTCATCATCGGCCATGCGGTCGATCGTCGAGGCGAAGCCTTCCGCGGTCGCCCCGCCGCCCGTCGAGCTGTTCTCGACCACGCTGACGCGCGGCGAGATGATGCCACGAAGCGGCACGACAGCGACGGCGCCGTCTTTGCGGGCCACGGCAGAGGCGGTCGCTGGTGAAATCCGCGCCTCGATCTCCTGTGCCGTGAACTTGTGGCCTTCCGCCTGCATGGCGAGGAAATCGACGATGGCGAGCAGCTTGGTCTCTTCCATCGCCCAGAACTCGGACGCAAAGGCTGCGAGCAGGTAGGGATACTTCATTCGCTGTCCTCTCGTTCGCCCGCCCGAATGCGCGAGATCGGGATCGGCTGGCCGACCTTCGCACGTTCAAGTGTCTGGACGTTGTTCGACACGAAGTTGATGTCGCCGTCCGGCCCGATGCCGTTCATGTCCTCCAGTGCGAGGATCTGGTTCATGGTCATGCCCAGCTCGAACATCGTCTTGTAGAAGGCAGAGCGGGCTTCCATGTCGCCGCGCAGCAGCGCGTTCATGTTGAACTTGACCCGCAGGCCGCGCGCGCGCTCGGCCTCGGTGAACAGCTTCCACGACAGCTCCTGCTCGGTCGCCTGTACCCAAGGCGCGACGGTTTGCATGATGAAGCCGAGCATCAGCTGCTCGATCCCGGATCCCCAGCTGGTCGACTTCTCGTGGCTCTGCAGCAGCACGAGGGGCACGTCGTACATGCGCGCGATCTCGGCGATCTGGAACTCGCGCGTGGCGAGGAACTGGCCATCTTCAGGTGGGATCGTCGTCTGGACGAACTTCATTCCCTCTTCGAGCACCTTCACACGGTGCGCGTTTTCCAGCCCGCCCTGCTTCTCGACCACCGACGCAGGATTTTCCGCCGCGGCTTTCTGCTCCCCGTTCGGCCCGTTCACGTTGCCGCGAGCACGCGGGCTGAGCTTGCCAGGGTGCATCAGGAAGCCGCCCGACTTCATGTCGTTGGCGAAGAACTTGCCGCCAAACGTCTCAAGCGCCTTGACCATGCCCATCGCTTCGCGTGCCAACGCCACCTGCGACAGCCCGACATAGCCATCGTGGCTGAGGTCCATGATGTGCGCGACGTTCTGCTGGTCGAGCTGGTACGTCGTGCCATCGATGTTGGTGCGGAACACCAGGTGGTCGCCCACGCGGTGCGGCCGCGTCCTGTCCGGCAGGAGCGGCCAGAGCCCTACCGCTTCGCCGCGGCCGTTTCGCTCGATCTCCTGATAACCGTTGCCCCAAAGGAGCGCGTGCCCCTGCGTCGTCTTGCGCAACGTGCGCGACGACATGAAATCGTTAGGTCGCAGCCCGAGGCGCTGCGACATGGGATGCTCGTTGACGCGCGTGAACCCGCCTCGGCCGTCCGGCTCGACGATCGACACCGGAAAGTTGGCGATCGGGTTGGCGATCCGGTTCACGCAAGCGAACACAACGGGCGAATAGAGGGCGTTGCCTTCCGACACGAAGGTGCCAGCCTTGGTGGGCCCACCGCCAAGCACCTTCAGGAACCAGCCGTCATTGGCACCGACGCTGCTGGACTGTCCGTAATGCGGGCCGGCGCCGATCTCCGGCGACGCGACCAGCGACTGCTTTGGCGGCGAGGTGAACGCCCTGAGGGCGTTGGCCAGACGTCCCATCAGAGATAATCCACTTCGATTTCGAGGATGCCGCGGTCCTCGTAAACCGAGGGACCGCCCGATGCTTCGGGGCTACGGCTCATAAGCATGAACGCGTTGAACAACGCGATCAGCGGGTCGATCTTGGCCTTGCCGGCTGCTTGCTTCGTAATCAGCACCGCGTTGCCGCGCTGCTCGGCCTTCGCGTTGCTGACGCACCAGTCCATCAAGGCCTGCGGGGCGTGAACGAACGTGCCGTCTTTCAGCTTGCGCTCCAGCCCCCACGTGGCCGGGGAGAGGCGGAAGCCCTGCGTGACGAAGGTGATCTGTTCCTCAGCGAAGCCGCGGGTCAGCAGCTCGTCCATGATTGCCGACACGCCCGCGGGGTCGAAGCCAACCGCGTGCGTTTCGGGGAACAGCCCCGCTTCCAGAACCCGTTCGAGCACATCGGCGACACCGATCATATCCTCGGTCGCGTCGCCGCATTTGATCAGATCGCCTGCTTCCACGAAGTCGTTCAGGCGTGGCGCGATCTCCAGCCTGGTGCGGAACACGTCATCTTGCGCCCACGCTCGACACCAGCCGAGCCAGCGGCGCGTGCCGGTCTCCCGTCCGATGAGAGCCAAGCCCGCAAGATCGTCCAGTCCACCGCCGTCGAAACCGCCCGTGATCACTTCGGACCGCTCGATCAGCTCGTCGAGGCCGAGCAGCGTGAAGTCGGTCGCTTTCGCCCAATAGTCGACGCCGCGCCAGCGGTCGGTGTGCAGCGCGAGCCCGATCTGGATGTTGAGGTGCTGCGACGCCCAGCGCCGCTCTTCCTCCTCACCCTTGTCACGCGCGGTGCGATACTCGGCGACCAGTCGGTCGATCGTGATGGATCGGCCAAGGTTCGGCAGCACCATGTGCCACAGTTTCGGATCGCGCCACGGCTTGTCGTCTGCCGTCTGCATCCCTTCCGGGAACTCGTAGAGCATCGGCAGCATGCGCGGCTCTTCGATCCGGCCGTCGCGAACGGCGCGGGCGTAATCCAGTTCAGACTTGAACACACCGGCCGGCGCTTCGTCCGACTGCGTGGTGATGATGATCAGGAACGATTCCGGATTGGCGATCATGCCGCCGGTCAGCTGCCCGATCACTCGGGCGGCATAGGAGATGTTCCCCATCAGGTGCAGCTCGTCGATCAGAACACCGACCGGCTTGGATCCGGTCGCGACCTTCATGTCGAACGTCTTCACCTTCAGCCGCGCCTTGTTGACGCGGTCGGTGATCGTCTTCGTGTGCTCGGCCACGTGGAACCGGCGCTTCAGGAACGCGTCGGCCTCGATCATGCCCACCGCCTGCTGGAAGGCGGTGTCGGCAATCTCCTGCGTGGGGCCGATCAGCTGATACTCGGCCCGAGGCCGTTTGTTGATCAGCATGGCGGTCATCATGATGGCCGCGCCATTCGTCGTCTTGGCGTTCTTCTTCGGCACCATGGCGAAGATGCCCGGCACCTGGCGGATGCCCGCAGCGGAGAGCGAGCCGAATAGCGCTCGCACGATGTCGCGGCCCCACTCGCCGCCAGCATCCTCAAGCCGGGGCTGCCCAGGCACGTCCGGCAGGCGCAGCTCGTTGAAGATCCCGACCGCGCGCTCGGCCTCATCCTCGTCGAGCGGCAGATCCGGAAGGAGCGAACGCCCCTCCCGCAGCCGCTCAACCCAATCAGGGCAGGCGAACTGCCAGCCTAGTTGAGCAGTGAGCCCCAACGGCCCTCACCCGAATTGTCGTGCGCGTCGATCTCGGCCTGCGCCTTCTTGCCGAGCGGCTTAGCCTTGGCAGGCTTCGTTGCCGTAGGCGGCTGGATGCCCCGCGCCAGGTCGTGGCGATCGAGCCGTTTGAACACCTTGTCGATCGCCGAGACGTTACCGGCGTCGACCTCCTTCATGAGCGCGCCGAGCAGCTTGCCCTCGACCCGCTGGCGGGCTTCCAGCTTGGCGGCCAGCTCACGAAAATAATGCTTCTTCAGCGTCGGCACGCTGATGCTCAATGCGGCCGCGATCTGGGCTTCGTTCTTATCGAACGCCATTAAAGCTATGATTTTGCGCCGGTTTTCGTCGGTCGGCAGGTGCGGCGGGCGCCCACGCTTCCCCAGACCCGCCGGGATGGGATCGCCCAACAGGTCAAAATCCCACTCAGCCACAAAAAAATCTCCACGTGAGACGGTATGCGGTCTAGGGGGCCGCGCCCCTGTCGACTTTGACCCACCCCCCCCCGGGTCAGCGGTGCCCGCGGTTCTCCGCGCGCTGCTTCCTGCTGTCGTGGCAGGGCTTGCAGAGGCACTGCAGGTTGTCCGGATCCCAGAACATCGCTTCGTCACCGCGATGCGGCCGGCGATGGTCAGCGACCAGCTTCGACGTGTCCGCCTCGATCCTGCCGCAGCCCGGCCACTGGCAGGTGAACAGGTCGCGCACCAACACCGACATGCGCAGCCGTTGCCAGCGCGCCGTCTTGTACCACTTGCGCCATTCGCGCTGGTCGCGGTCGCGATCCCGATCCTGCCGTGTCACCGGCAGCGCGCTCCCGAACCGAGGCGGCAGCGATCGGAAGCGCGGCGCCAAGGCACGGAACTTCGTCATGCATCATCACCAAAACGCCGACGGGCGCCGCACCAATGGTGAGACGCCCGTCGCGAGGTTCGGAAAGGGAGAGCTGCCCGGCCGCAGCACGAAGCGTTGCCCGAGCATGACGTGAAATATGGCCAGAGAGGCCTAGAGCCCGAATTGTTTATTTGCATGCCACCCGCTCTCTAGGGCTTGACGGCCTCTAGGTGCGCATTTCTGCGGGTTTCAGCCTTGTCGATATACACGCAGATGGCCGTCAGGGCGCGCCCGTAGCGCTTGGCGAGGGTGTCTGGATGCCCACCCCAGCCGATTGCCTTGGCCGCTGACACCCACGCGGGCCGCGCGTTGTCGCGGCTCAGCTGGCCCAGCACGACGCCGAGCAGCTTGCGATCGCGCGGCTCGACCACCGCATCGATCCAACCGAGCGCCTCCCACATGCGGTCAACCTCATGTGAGCGCAGGCCGGGAAGGGTGGGGCGCTGGTCGCGATCATAGTCATCGCTGTCGACCTTGTACTGCGCCCACAGCTCCTGCCGGCTCAGCTGGCCCCGCTGGTAGATCCCGCTCGCGCCCGGCTCGCGGATCCAGCCCGCCTCACGGTCCGGCATCCGGCGCAGGAAGCCCCAGGCTTCGACCAGCCGCTCCTGCACCGCCTCATACTCGGTGAGCCCCGCAGCGACCGCCAGAGCCAACCAACGGGGGCGAACAGGCATCCTTCCGGCGCTGGAACCTTCCATTGCCATCCTTCCACAGCGATGACCTTCATAACTCATTGGAGAAACGCCCTTTATTCTCAACTATGGAAGGATCGGAAGGATCGGAAGGATATGTATATGTGATCTATCGTGCGCCTGCGCATGCGCGCACACAGATACGAAGAAACATCACGACAACCCTTCCGAACCTTCCGAACCCGCGGAAATCCTCGCCTTTTCCCTTCCGGTATCCTTCCGGCACCCTTCCAAACCGGAAGGATCAGTCATGCAGGCCAGCGTCAGGGCGGCAGTTCGTCCTCGCCGAAGGGCGGCGCATTGTCCGGAGGATCCGCGAACTCGCCGTCGAGCGTGCGCGGCTTGCCGTTCTCGTCGACGAAATCGCCGACCTCACGCACCAGGCGGATGCCGAGCCACTGCATCCCGTCGGACGCCTTTTTCTGATATCCCTTCTCGACCATCGCGTTCGAGAAGCCCTTGTTCGACCAGTCGCGTTCGCCGGCCGCCTTGCTCCACGCGACGAACACCTCGTGCAGCTTCGACGATTGGACGCGCGAATCCGGATCGCTGACGACGCACAGCCGCAGGAAGCGGGCGAGCGGGTCGCTGGCGTCACGGTAGGCGCTGGTGGCTTCGGTGACGCTCTTCGGCTCCACTAGCCCGTGCGACATATAGTCGAGCAGGCCGGCAACCAGCCGGTTGAGCACGCCCGACGCCTCCTGCGTCTTGATCTTGGAGGCGAGGTTCGGATCTTTCTCCGGCCAGTTCGCGACGCCAGGCTCGGGCTTCTCGATGTTCCGCAGCCAGGGGATCAGCTTCATGCGTCCCCAGATCCCGTCGTCGGTATCGGGGATGTCGAACTTGGTGTTGCCTTGGATGATCAACTTGAAGATCGGATCGAGGTCGAAGAACCCGCGGTGCAGCATGCGAACCGGGATCGGCTCGCCGCCCGTCACCAGCTTGATCAGGCCGCTATCCAGCTTCTCGTTACGGCCCGGCTCCGACGATCGCAGCATGCGGACGCCGGCAAGCTTCGCGAGATCCGGCGACGCCTGGTCGCCACGTTTCTTGATGCCTTGATCAAGGAACGAGCCGATCGGAATCGTGCCGCTGTAGTCGCCGGCGACGTGCGCCCAGCTCTCCATCGTCACGCCCTTGCCGTTGCGGCCGCGGCCGTACCAGAACCACAGCTTCTGCTCGCCAGCGTCGCCGGTCAGCGCATAGCCGCCCACCTGGTGCAGATACCGGCGCATCGTTGCGTCCGGCTGCGCCCACTCGATCATGGAGTCATACCGCGGCGCCGTGGCGGCAGGATCATATTCGACCGGCGATAGCTTGGTCTGCATGTCGCTCCGATCGTGGGGCGACAATTCGACCACGCCGCGCCGGCTGCCGTCGGGCAGATCCTCGGTGCGGAAGCGCAGCGTGCCGTTCAGGACATTGACCGCATATTTGTCGTGATCGAACGCCTCGATCGGCACCGTGAGCCAGCGCCGCGCCAGCATCGCGACAGCAACGGGCTTGCCGGTCGTTTCCGACTGGCGGCCGAACACCGCGATCTTGGTCGACAGCAGCTCGAAACTCTTGCCCTTCGGGATCCACCGATCGAGCCCGTGCGGGTTGCCTTCGTCCTCCAGATCAAGCCGGGCATCCTTGCCCTCGCCCACGAGCGTCCACTTGACCCCAGTGTCCGCGACGAAGCGGGCTTCATCCTGAATGGCACGAACCGTCTCGAACACCGCAGCGACCACTTCGGCAGGCGGCGTCTTTTCGTCCTGGTCCAACACCTTCCAGCGCCGGCCGTCCCAGCCGAGCCAGCCTTTAGCCGTCGTGAACCGGAAATCCTCGCCGAACCGATCGCGAAACCGTTCGGCAATCCCGAAGTCGGTCAGCGGGTGGGCGAGGCAGCGCATGGTGACGAGCAGCGGGCCCAGATCGAACCCACGCGCGAACCCGTCATCGATCGCGCTCACGATATCGTCGCGGCTCACATCGGCAACGTCGGCCCACACCGCCGCCAGCTGGTCCAGCGCGGCCGGCTCGTCGAGCAGCCCGGCCGCGAGGCGCCGGCCGACACCATAGGCAAGCCGCAGGATCGCGTCCCGTTCGGCCTCGACATGCTCCACCCGCCGGGCGAGCCAGCCGGCCGCAACCTTGCGAAGGCGCTCCCGCTCCCCCTCCGACAGCACTTGCAAGCCATCCATCCTTCCAGACCGGAAGGATGCGGATTTTTCCTCGCGCGCGGCAGCGGCGCGGGCGGGCGGGCGCGAGCGGTCAGTGCGCTCCCTGCGGGAGCGCGATGCAGCCGCGATCTCTCCGAGATCGCGAGGGCTGTTGAGCCCGGCTGTCCATCCGCTGTCGATCGTCGCGGCGAGCTGCCCCGCATCATCGCGGCCGGGATTGTCACGCGCAGCGGCCTCCACGCTCGCCCGCGCAACGCCGGCATCGAGCGCGCCGGCCGCGACGAGAGTTGCCACCTTGAACGCGGCTTCATTGAGCGTGGCGTTGCGCTGGCCGGATCCAGCTTCGCGGATCGATCGGCATTCGCCGTCGAGCGCCGACAGCGCATATCTCCGCACGTCTGCGTCGACGTCGACGGCCGCGCGCCCGTTCGAGTGCGGCCGCGGCTGTGCGGCCGGCCGAGGGGACGCGCTGTTCGCCGGCCGTTGCTTCGGCGCGCGAAGGATCTCGATCAGGGCAGGCGGCGCCTCGGCAAAGGCATCATCGTCGCGCCAGTCGCCGCGATCGAGCCAGCGATAGCGGGCGCCGGTGTCGACCATCACTGACGGGGGCGCGATCACGTAACCGCCCTGGCCGCGCACGTCGACGTGACGGGGCAGGTTGCCACGGTTGCGGATCGGCTCGCCGTCTTTCGGTTGCTTCAGCCACACATGGACGCCGTCGGATTGCGTCAGCGCCGTCACCGATCGCGGCAGCGCGCAGCCCATCTGCTCTTCAAGATCCGCCTTCAGGCGATCGAGCGTGTAGGCTTCGCCCGTATCGGGATCGATCTCCGGATCGAAGTCCAGCACAAAGAAGCCGTTCTCGCCGAGCGGCAGGCCGATCAGCGCGTCCGGATGCTCCCGCCACCAGGCGAGGATCGTCGGCTCATGCGTCGTGGCATCCTTCAGCCCCTTGCCGGTGTACGGCGCCTTGGCTTGGAAGGTGCGCTCTTCGCCCCGCACGAACGCCGTCGTTTCCCGCTCCCGACACGGAAACACGGTCCAGCCCCGGCGCGCATATTGGATTGCCGCCTGCCCCATCGGCGACGGCAGCTTGGATACTGACACGATGAAACCTTCCCCCGCTGCCGGCCGATCAGGCCGACAGAGCCGCGCTCACCTGCGCCAACTTCGCCTTCGCCGCTTCCAGCTCAGCCCCGAGCGCCGCGTTCTCCCGCTTCAGCGCGTCCAGCTCGCCCGACTGGTCGATCCGCTCGCCGAGGTGGGCGAGCAGCACATCGGCACCGATGGCAAACAGATCGAGGGTGACAACCTCGCGCGCCGCTGGTTCGGCGGGTTCGCCACGCTCGATCAGCTGTGCGGCCGCGAGGCCGAGCGAGATGTCGTTGTCGCGCGCATGCCGCTCCAGCAGCCCGATCGCGGCCGTTGCCGTGCCCGGCAGCATCACAGACTTTCCATTGGCCATTGTCGGTTCCTCTTGCGTGAGGGGCCGGGCAACCGGGGGCTCCCATCCCGGAGGCGGCGTGCGCCCGTCGCGGCAGAAGCCGCATTGTCCGTTGACGATGCGCGGCATGTATTCGCCGCAATCCTCGCACTCGCCCGGCTGACCCGCCGCGATCGGCACCCGCGCGCGGGCGATGCCCAAGGCGACGTGCTCGTCGGTGATCTCGGCCGCGTAATCGGCGATATCGCTCATTCGACAGCTCCCCGGCCGGCAGAGGTGAGGGGGTGCTCGCGCAGCCAGGTCATTGCGTCCGACACTGCGCGCGCTGACAGGTGCGCCGCCTTAGCGTCCCGCGCGGCGCGCATGCGTTGGCGGATATCGCGCGGGATCCGGTCGAAGCAGGTGCGGCAGAAATCCATCGCGCTGGTCGGGCGCTGACGCCCGCAGCCCGATCGGCAGGGGTGAGCGGCCGAGCGCATCATGATGCCGCACCTGCCTCAAGCGCCGTGAATGCGCGCTCCAGCCGCGTCCGCGCCTTTGCCGCCCGCGACCAAGCAGCATCCCGAACCATCGGACGCTCGTCGGGATCGCGCGCGATCTCGATGTTCGCGCGGTAGCTCGCGAAGGCGCTGCGCAGGTTGCGAGCGGTCAAGGCGGGCGCTTGCTTCAAGCGCCCCGGCGGGTTTGCTTGCCAGTGCCGACAATCGTCGCGATGCGCGGCTTGCCCGGCCCCTGATCTTCGATCCGCAGCTGCCCCGATTGCACCAGGCAGCGAATCCGATAGCTGGCGGCTGCGGCATCCTTCAGCCCGCAGGTGGTCGCCAGCGAGGCGTTCGTCGGGCAGGGGAGGCGAAGGTTCGCCGCACGCCGGATCGCGCGCAGCACCAGCTCCGTCGGATCGTCCTCATTGACCTCGACTGGGGGAGCCGGGGTCGGCTGCGCGATCGGCGCCGCAACGCGAACCGCATAATAGCAGAACGCGCGCTTGTTCTCCGGGTCGCGGCCGCTTGTCAGCGTGATCACCTCGTCCTCGGCCAGCTCGCGCGCATGCGACCAGGCCGGGGCGTGCCGCGGGATCTGCTCACCGCGCGCGTACAGCATGCGCTCGCCCGGCGCGGCACCCGCGACCCAGCGATCGAACGCGGGCACGTCGACGGCCCAGCTTTCCGGGGAGGAGGAAGAGCGGGGGGCTTTCCCTCCTCCTCCCCGGCACGCGCCACCCGGCGGGGGGGAGGCAGGCTGCGCGTGATCCGTGATGATGTTGGCCGGCCGCATCATGCAGCCTTCCGATAGGTGCGGGGGGCAGGGCGATCGAACCAGCCGCCCTCAGGGGGCGACCGCCAATCCGACGTGACTACTGCATGCTGGGTGAAGAGCGAGATCGCATAAGAGACCTCCGCGCCCGGCTCGATGCCTCCCGAGATCCAGCGCTCGACCGTGGTGGGCTCGACAGGCAGGGTGTCGGCCAGTCGTTTCATGGCATCGCGTGGCTGTTCACAGAGCCACCAAGCCAACCGGCGCGCGCCTTCATTCGGCACCCGAACGGGCAGACGCAGTCGGTTCATCGTGTCTCTCCAGCTTCGATGGCTTCAAGTTCGGCGATCATCGCGAGCAGCACGTCGAGCAGCTCGTGCGCTTCGCTCAGGGCAGCGCGCGCATCAGCCGCGGAGAACTTTCCGTCTGCCAGTCCGCCGACGATCGCGGTGGTCACGTCGCTCGCCTCCCGCGCCTTGCGGGCGAGCAGAGCCAACAGATCCTGCTGGGTCGCCATCATCTGCGGGATGCGGACCAGGCGCAGCCCCAGCTGCCGCAGGACAGGATTGGCGAACCGGCCGTCCCATTCCTTGCAGCCGAACAGGAACGACACGGCCCCCATGTCGCCGGCTCCGGCGCGATAGGTCGCGACGCTGTCAGAATGTTTGCCAAGCACGCGGCCCAGATCCGCATCGATCAGGCCATCTTCGCCTTTGATATCGCGCAGGCTGTCGCCGATCGTTTCGAGCAGAAAACTACCCGAAATAGTCCGATCAGACCGGTGGATTTTCCGGCCGCTCATGCTGCATCAACCCGTTGATGCTGCTGCTCGCCCACCTCGGAACGCCGCGCCAAGGGCGGGAGATCGATGCCATGCTGAACGGCTACTTCGGCAACCCGATGGGCCAGCCCCTCCATGACAGCGATCCGGCGGAGGTGGTTCAGCCGCGAACCAGTGAGCCGGCGTCGCATGTTATGCACGGTCGACATTGGGGCGTCGCACAGCTCCGCGACCTGCGCGGTGCCCCCCAAAGCGTTGATCAGATCAGAAGCGAACGTGTCCATGCCGATGAAAATGCCAAAATGGCATGTTCAAAGCAAGGGGTAAAATGCCATAACGGCAGTTGCCATTATGGCAGTGTTGGCTGCCTAACCATGGGCATGGAAAATGAGACTATTCGGCGCTTGATGAAGGAGCGCGGGTACAACCAGGCGGACCTTGCCGAGTTGCTCGGGATAGATCCAACCGCCGTGTCCAAGCGGCTCACGGGCAAGCGGCCGTTCAAACATAACGAGATCATCAAAATTGAGTCGTGGCTCGGCGCTGCGCCGACGCCCAGCGCGCTCGCCGCGTCGGCGGTCCGCACGGTCCCGATCATCGGTCGCGTTGCCGCTGGCGCATACAAGGAAGCCATTCAGCAGCCGCTAGGGCATCTTCCTGTACCGGCCGATGCGCCCAAGAATGCCATTGCGTTGCGCGTAGATGGCGACTCCATGGATTTGGAGATCGACGATGGGGGTACAGTAGTGGTCGACCTGGACGATCGCGCTCTCTTCCCAGGCAAGCTCTATGTTATCATCAACGAAGACGGCGAAACCACCTTCAAGCAATTCGAGGCAGATCCGGCGCGGTTAGAACCGCGTTCGACCAACCCTGCGCACAAGCCGATTGTGATGGGGGACGGGCAAGCGTTCACGGTGTTCGGCCGAGTGACGGCGCTTTACCGACTGCGCTAACTCTTCCTCTTCCTCGAGCGTCATCCATTCGCTGCGGCTCTCCAGGCCACCGGGCACGGTGATGAAGAACGTGCCTTCCTCATCGTACGAGCCGAGATCCTGAGCGATCAGATCGCGGCACGCCGCCTGCGCACCGAACCTCCAAGGCCCGCACGGCTTACCGAAACAAAGCGCTCGATACCACTTCACGACAACCGGCAACGACTCGACTCCCCTTTCGCCTTCTGGAACAGACAAAGAACATACGTGCAAGCCGATCCTGTGAAAATGCCATAACGGAAATTTCTAGGTTGATCGCAAATGCCATTTTGGCATTAATGGCTCCCGAAAGGAGCCGCACATGCTGCTTGCCACTTCACACACTGCCGAGCTGGAGCGTCTCGCTGCACCCAAGTGGGTGTCGGCGATCTGGAATGACCGCGCACCCACCGCGGAGTTGCCGCACCTGAGAGTGACGGCGCCTGAACCGCCGCGGTTCGTGAGTTTCTACGTCGAAGACGAACAGCCGAGCATCGATGAGCTTTGGACCGGCCGGTTCAGCCTCGCCGTAGTCCTGATCATGGCGCTCTACGTTGCCGGCCACTTCCTCGTCGCCCTCGCGATGGGGAGGCTCTGATGGCAGGTCTCAGCATCGAACAGCGCGCGGCCGCGATCGCGGACCGCTTGGTGCCAAACAAGCATGCGCGGGCCGAAAGCCCGACGCTTGCCGGTATGATCGCCCGCCAATGGCAGGCGGCATTCGAAGGCGCCCGCGCCGCATTCCGCGAAGCAGGTGCCGCATGAGCATCCTGCGTCATTTGATCCCGCGAGTAGAAGCGGGCGGCTGGACCGGCGCGGCGCTCACGCGTCGTCCAGGTGGTGGTGCCGAGATCCCGGCGGGACCCGAGCGCGCTTGGCGGATCGCCACAGGCCGTCCGACCACAACCCCTGTCCGTGAGGGCGTCAACGGCGCGATCATCTGCATCCAGTGGCTCGGCCTGATGGTCGAGCTCGGCGTCGGGAGGGTTCGATGAGCAGCTCTGCGCTGTGCGTGGTGCTCTGGTCGCATGGCCCTGCGCCGACGATGATCCTGACTCTAAAGTTTGCGCCGCCCAGGTTGCGTACCCGAAGGGCGCCAGTAAGCCTTCGTGTGCCCACACTTTCGCTCGGCTTGGGTGAAATCCCCTCCGCGCTACGGATGGTGCTGGCTGACGGGGATGGGTCCGCTGCGCCATCGGATGGCAGCGCATGATGCGACCGCCACTTACCGGCTACGAGCATCGCGAGCTGCTCGCCTCGGCCGCGGTCCGCCTGCTCACCGATCGCGAGCGCAGCTATCCGCCGCTGGTCGAGCGCGGAAGGCTGGAGGCCAGCGCGGCCGAGGCCGGCCTGCGGTGCGGCCGCGCGCTGGTGGCGCAATGGAGGTGGATCATTGATCGCGCGAACCCGCTGCTTCCGGCGATGGATGACGCGACAGGCGGGCACTTTGGCGCGCCTGCAAGCGAGATCGCAGCGGATCTGGCACGCGCGACCGCCCGCGCGCGGGATCTCGCCGCCCGGCGCGACGACGACAGGCAGCTTATGCTCCTGGCGGATTGCTATGCGGCGCTCACCTGGCTGCAGCAGGGCAACTGGATCGTCGAAATGATCAGCGGTGCCCGCATCATCACTGCGCAGCTGCGCGCATCAGCAGGGAAGGGGAGGCAGCCGGCGTGAAGCACGATCCTGCTCTGATCGATGTCGTTAAAGCGCTTGCGCGCGCTGCTGCCGCGCGGGACATTGCAGCCCGTGGAAAGGAACGAGGACGTGCGAACGGTAATCTACGCTCGGTTTTCCAGCCAGCTTCAAAATAGCCGTTCGATCGACGATCAGATCGCGGTCTGCCGCGAGCGAGCCGAGCGCGAGGGTTGGCAGATCGTCGACATATTCACCGACTATGCGATCAGTGGCGCGGCCGGGATCAGCGAAGCCCAGCGGCCAGGACTTGCGGCGTTGCTCGCGCGGGTCGAAGCCGGAGGCATCGAACAAGTGCTCGCCGAGGCGACCGATCGTATTGCCCGCCATCAGGGCGACAGCTTTGCCATACGCGAGCGCCTTAGCTTCGCCGGCGCCCGCCTGTTCACTCTATCGGACGGCGAGGTCACCGACATTAGTGGCACCTTCAAGGGCCTCATGGACGCCCAGTTCCGCAAAGAGCTTGGCGCCAAGATCAAGCGCGGCCAGCGCGGTACCGTTGCGGCTGGTCGATCACCTGCCGGGCTGGCCTACGGCTATCGCACCGCCAATCGGATCGACGAGCAAGGACGACCGGTTCGCGGACTTCGCGTTGTCCACGATGAGCAGGCTGCGATCGTCAGGCGCATTTTTGAGGAGTATGCGAGCGGTCTGAGCCCGGTGAAGATCGCTGAGCGCCTGAACGCGGACGGGATCACTGGCCCGCGCGGCGATCGATGGCGCGCTACGACGATCCGCCCGGACAGAACGCGTGGCAACGGCTTGCTGCAGAACCAGCTCTACATCGGACGTTTGATCCACAATCGTACCTCCAAGGTCGTGGAGCCAATTTCACGCAAGACACGCATCAGGCCCAATCCTCCCGACGCATGGGTGATCGAGGAGGTGCCGCACCTCCGCATTGTCGAGCAGGCGCTCTGGCAACGAGTGCAGGAAGGGCTGCGGCGCCATTCGGGCATTCCCCCAGCGAAGGCCCGGCGTGCACGCCACATGTTCTCTGGCCTGGGTGTCTGCGGCAGCTGCGGAGGACCGTGGAACATCAAGACAGCGAAATTCTGGGGCTGTGGTTCGCGCCAGGAGGGCAGCGGCTGCACCAACAATCGTCTGGTCTCAACCGATAGCTACGAGGCGAGGGTGCTGGAAGGGCTGCGTGAGCGCATGCTGGATCCCGAGCTCGTGAGTATCTTCGTGAAAGAGTACCACGAGGAGTTCGCGCGCCGCGCCGCTCAAACACGGCGCGACAGTACACAGCTGCAGCGCCGTCACGCAGAAGCATCTCGGAAGCTCGAGCGATTGGTTGAGGCGATCGCGTCCGGCGCCGGTGAGTTTGACGAATTCAAGGGCGCGCTGGCGAAAGCCCGCGCCGAACGCGACCAAGCGGCCGAGCAACTAGCAGAGGTCGAGGCGCTGCCCGTGGTCGCACTCCACCCAACAATCGCCGCGGAATACCGACGTCAGGTGGAGGAGCTGCACGTCGCACTGGCTGATCCGGAGGCGCGCATCCAGGCGGTGCCTGCAGTCAGAAACCTCATCGACCGAATAGTGCTGACGCCCAATCCCGAGGGGCGCGGGGTGCTGATCCAGGTGGAAGGGAGGCTGGCTGCTATCGTGGCGCTAGCCACCGGCAGGGAGGCTCCGCCGCCACTTACTGCAAAGCTGGAGCGGGTGAAGGGAATCGAACCCTCGTCGTAA